ACGGATCTGCTAATATCAACCTGCCAGGCGTCAATGCCGCTGGCAACCAAAACACTACAGGCAGCGCTGCTACACTAACAACCGCAAGAACAATCGGTGGTGTATCGTTTAACGGATCTGCAAATATCAACTTACCTGGCGTAAACGCTGCTGGCAACCAAAACACTACAGGTAATGCTTCAACAGCGACAACGCTACAAACTGCTAGAACTATTGGTGGTGTATCTTTTAACGGATCTGCTAATATCAACCTGCCAGGCGTCAATGCCGCTGGCAACCAAAACACGACAGGTAGCGCTGCAACATTAACAACCGCCAGAACTATCAACGGTGTATCATTTAATGGCTCTGCTAATATTACTGTAGCTGACAGCACTAAACTTCCAACTGCTGGTGGCACAATGACAGGGCAGATTATATCTACCCTTGCAAACAGTACCGCTACTGGTGGTGGTCAAATCTATCTAAACGGTGCTACTGGTAATAGAATTGACTTCAATCCCAATGGTGTTGCCGCACCTACGTTTACTACTCGTAGCGCTGGTACAAAAATAGTGCTATACCCAGCTTTGGCTGCTGCTAGCGCTGATTTTGCACTTGGGATAGAGAGCAGCACATTATGGTCTAGTGTGCCAACTACTGCTAGTCAATTCAAATGGTATGGTGGCACTACTCTTGCTATGACTTTGAGTGGCACAGGTATACTGACTGCCCCTACGTTCTCAGGTAGTGGCGCTTCGTTAACTTCACTAAACGGGTCTAATATTTCAAGCGGCACTGTTGCTGCTGCTCGTGTTGCTACGCTGAACCAAAGCACTACAGGTAACGCAGCTACCGCTACTACCCTACAAACTGCTAGAACTATCAATGGCGTTTCATTTAACGGCTCTGCTAATATTACTGTAGCCGATGCTACTAAGTTACCGCTTGCTGGTGGTACTACCACGGGCTTGATAACAGTGAATGGCGGTATGACTATTGAAGGATGTGCTTTCTTCAACGGGTCTGACGCTTGGATACGTGCGCTTGGCGCTACAGGGCTTTACTTCTCTACCTATGGCGGCGGTATCTACATGCCAGATGCCACTTACACTACTATCTATGGTAGCAAAGCCTTTAAGGTTAATAGCAATATAGTAGCCACTGGTACCATTACCGCTTATTTCTCTGATGAACGTCTGAAGACAAAAACCAGAGGGATAGATAGTGCTTTGAGTAAGGTGTGCAGCCTAAACGGTTTCTACTACACTCATAACGCATTGGCTATAGAAAATGGCTACAAGGATGACGGAGAACACTTAGGTCTATCCGCACAGGAAATTCAAGCTATTGCTCCTGAAATTGTCACTCCGGCACCATTTGATGTATTGGCTGACGAGCATATAGATGGTAAATTCACCTCTAAGACTGGTGAAGATTACTTAACTGTTGACTATTCTAAGTTAGTGCCACTTCTAATAGAAGCAATCAAAGAACAAGACAGCACTATAAATAGTCTTAGAAATGATGTAGAAACACTTAAAGACTTAGTAAACAAATTGATGGGGACCAAATAATGGCACAACCAACTACAAGAACCGAATTTAAAGAGTGGTGCCTTCGTAAGTTAGGTAAACCTGTCATTGAGATTAACGTAGATCAAGATCAAGTAGATGATCGTGTTGACGAAGCGCTGTCATATTACTGGGACTATCACTTTGATGGCACAGAAAAGACTTATCTCAAACATCAAGTAACCTCAGACGACAAAACAAACAAATACATTACTGTTCCAGAGAATATCATCGGAGTGATCAGCATCTTTGATCTCTCAACTAATATTGCTACCTCTTCTGGTATGTTTAATGTTCAATATCAGTTTGTTCTGAATAACATTTACGACTTAACTAATTATAACACAGTACACTATTACATGTCAATGGAAAACTTGCAGTTTATGGAAAAAATGTTAGTAGGCTCGCAACCTATTCGCTACAATCGACACATGAACAGACTCTATATTGACGCTAACTGGGACACGATTGAAATTGGCACATACATTGTGGCCGAATGCTATAGTATTGTTGATCCAAATACTTATGTTGACGTTTGGAAAGATCGTTGGCTACAGAACTATGCCTCTGCAAAAATCAAATACCAATGGGGATCAAACCTCACGAAGTTCGTAGGTATGAACTTACCAGGCAATGTGCAGTTCAATGGCGAAGCGATTCTAGCAGACGCACTTACAGAGATTACTAAACTGGAAGAAGAGATGATTTCATCATACTCTCTACCTGTTACCGATATGATTGGATGATAGTGTGGCAACGAACTTCTATTTCAACAACTTTACGAACTCTGGTGAACAGAACCTCATAGAGGATTTGGTCATCGAATCGATTCGTATCTTTGGTCAAGATATCTGGTATCTGCCAAGAACGCTTGGTGCGGTAGATGATTTGCTTAACGAAGACGATCTTTCAAAATTCGAATCCGCATACATGGTAGAAATGTATATCAAGAATGTAGACGGCTTTGAAGGCGAAGGTGACTTCCTGTCTAAGTTTGGTCTACAGATTCGTGATTCGATTACATTTACTATGGCTCAAAGAAAGTTCACTCAAGAAATTGGTTTATATGATTCTCAAGTTCGCCCTAACGAAGGCGACTTGATTTACTTTCCATTGAACAATAAGATGTTTGAATTGAAACATGTCGAACACGAAGCCATTTTCTATCAGATGGGCGCTTTACAAACATACGACTTGAAGTGTGATTTGTTTGAGTTTTCGAATGAAAGATTTACCACTGGTGTAGTTGAGATTGATACGATGTTTGATCTATATCGCACGACTGGTGTCGATGCCAATACCGCTGTTGCGAATGTTGAATCACTCTCGCTTCTGGGCGCAGACAACTTCACAATCGAAACTATAGCTGATGGTATACTTGACTTTAGTGAAACCAATCCATTCGGGGATGATAACTACTAATGTTCGGAAATACATATTACAATCAAACAACTCGTAGGTATGTCGCAGTATTCGGCACACTTTTTAACGACATTACGATTAGTCGTCAAGATAACACAGGTGCAACTATTCAGACAATGAAAGTTCCTGTGAGTTACGGACCTATGCAAAAGTTTCTTGCTAAGTTAGAGCAAGACCCAAATCTAAGAGCGCCTGCAATAACATTACCTCGTATCACATTTGAGATTGTTGGTATGTCGTATGACGGCGAAAGGGTTCTTACCGGTCTTACTCGACATAAAAAACCAAGAACTGCGGACGATAATACATACAACACACAGTTCGCACCTGCTCCATACAATATCGAATTTCAACTCAATATCATGACTAAGTTCACAGAAGACGGTTCAAAGATACTTGAGCAAATCATTCCTTTCTTCAAACCAGAGTTTACGCCCACTGTAAAACTGATTGATGATCTTGAAATGTATTTTGATATTCCAGTTGTTCTTACATCAATAACAACAGAAGACACATACGAAGGCTCTTATGATGATAGAAGAGCATTGATCTGGACACTCTCGTTTACGATGAAAGCATATTACTTTGGACCAACAGTAACGAAGAAAGTTATCAAGTTTACAGAGATTGCTACATACAATGGGCTTACTGCAAACACATCGCTTGAGTCTGTATTAGTTCAGCCTGGCCTTACCGCAAACGGAACACCTACAAGTAAACTATCTGAAACAGTTGCGTATGGTGAAATCAACAACTTAGATGATTGGGCATATATTGCTAGAATAGAGGACACAGTTTAGTATGGATGATATTGGAAAGCATCTTGGTATAAAACCAGTTATCATAGATGCAGAGATAGTTGGTGAGCCTCCTAGAAAAGCAATAGTGAAAGCAGAAAACACGAGTTCTGAGACTGAAAGAGATTACAAATACGCAAGACAGAACTTTATTGACATTATTGAAAAGGGTGCAGAAGCATTAGAAGAACTCATGGATGTCGCAAGACAGTCACAGCACCCTCGTGCGTATGAAGTTCTTGCAACTACAATGAAGACTTTGATTGATGCGAACAAAGACCTTGTAGAAATGTCTAGAAAGAATAATCCAGAGCCAGAAGAAAAACCTTCTGGTAAAGTAACGAACAATCTCTTTGTTGGTTCGACAAATGACCTTCAACAGATTTTAAGAGATATGAGAAATGAGTAATGGTTATCGTGGCAACTCTAATCTAAAACCTAAGAACATACAACTAGAATGGAGTCAAGAGAGGCTTCAAGAATATTTGAAATGTTCTAAGGACCCAATTTACTTTGCCGAGAAATATATTCAGATTGTCCATGTTGACCGTGGGTTGATACCTATTATTCTATACGATTATCAAAAAGAAATCATGGAAAAGATTGCTAACAATCGCCGTGTAACAGTCAACACTTCACGACAAGCAGGCAAGACGACAACTGCGGTTGCTGTTATTCTACATTACATACTATTCAACGATCACAAGACAGTTGCGTTACTTGCTAACAAAGGTGATTCGGCTCGTGAGATTTTGGATCGTATTAAGATTGCTTACGAAGCACTACCAGACTGGCTACAGCAAGGTGTTATTGAGTTCAATAAGGGTTCTGCTGAGTTTGAGAATGGTAGTAAGATTCTTGCTGCATCAACGTCTTCATCTGCTATTCGTGGTAAATCTGTATCGTTTCTTTATATTGACGAGACTGCATTCGTTGAACACTGGGACGACTTCTTTGCATCTGTTCTGCCTACCATTTCGTCTGGTAACACAACAAAGATGCTTTTCACATCTACGCCGAACGGACTCAATCACTTCTATAAGACTTGTGTTGGTGCGAGAGAAGGCACGAATGGTTATGAGTATGTAGAAGTTGCTTGGCAAAGGGTGCCAGGCCGTGATGCTGCTTGGAAAAAAGAAACTCTTGAAGCTATGAACTATGACTATCAGAAGTTCTCACAAGAATTTGAGTGCGAGTTTCAAGGTTCATCTGGTACGCTTATCAGTGGTAATAAACTAAAAGCACTTGTTAATCGTAATCCAATTACAAAAAACCAAGGCATATCGATGTATAAAGCGCCTGTTGATGGCCATACATATGTTTGTGTCGCTGACGTATCAAGAGGTAAGGGGTTAGATTATTCTGCATTTCAAATCATTGATGTGTCGAAGATGCCATATGAGCAAGTATGTGTCTTTCGTGACAACATGGTTACGCCAGTTGACTATGCAGAGATTATATATAGAACTACCAAGGGTTTTAACGACGCATATATACTAGTAGAGATTAATGATATCGGAGAACAAGTGTCCGAAATACTAAGTTATGACTTCGATGTTGAAACCCTGCTATTCACAGAATCAGCGGGGCGTTCTGGTAAGAGAATATCTGGTGGGTTCAGTAAAGGCGCTGACAAAGGAATTAGAACTACAAAAACTGTAAAATCTATTGGGTGTAATATACTCAAGTTGTTAGTTGAACAAGATCAGTTGATCATTCACGATTGGAACACTATCAACGAACTATCAAAATTTTCAAGAAAAGCAAATTCATACGAAGCTGAATCTGGATCACATGATGACCTAGTCATGTGTCTCGTGTTATTCTCTTGGTTATCAGACCAAATGTTCTTCAAAGAGATCACAGACATAAATACTATGTGGAAATTAAGAGAAAGATCAGACGAACAAATAGATTCGGACATGTTGCCATTTGGTTTTATGGACGACGGACACGATTTAGACGCAAGACCTGTGATAGACTTGGTTGAAGACAACTGGCTGAGATTCTAATTGATTTCGTGAAAATATAAATAATGTTATAGTTTATTCAGAGTCATACACTATTAACATTCATAAAGGAGAAATGACATGGGATTTCAGGTAAGTCCAGGCATCAACGTTAGTGAGATTGATCTTTCTACTGTTGTTCCTGCGGTAGCCTCTACAGAAGGCGCTATTGCAGGTGTGTTCCGTTGGGGACCGCTAAACCAAAGAGTTTTAGTAACATCAGAAGTAAATCTTGCTACACGTTTCGGCAAACCAACTGCACTCAATGCAGAAACATTCTTTACTGCCGCTGACTTTTTAGCATACGGCAACAAACTATATGTTTCTCGTGTTGCTTCGGCTACAGCATATAACGCAGGCACATCAAGCGCACAAATTTCAACCGCAGCCGAAGCACTTGCTAATACAGATGCAACGTTTATCGCAAGATATCCAGGCGCTCTCGGCAACTCGTTGAAAATTGCTATCTGTGAAAACAGTGCAAACTTCGAGTCAGCTATCACAGGCATCACTATTGCTTTAGGTGCAACGACAGGCACTATCTCTGACTACGCTTTGCTTGTAGCTGGTGATATTCTGAGAGTTGGTAGCAATGCTATTGGTTATCAAGACCTAGTTGTTTCTGCAACTCCAGCTACATCTACTGTCACATTCACAACAAAATACAAACTATCAACAGCTTTGTCTTCTGCTGCTGGTACAAGAAAATGGGGAAGCTACAAAAATGTAAGTGCCGCACCAAGCACTGGTAACATTCACGTTGTTGTAATTGACGAAGATGGTCTTGTAACTGGCACCGCAGGAGTTGTTCTTGAAGTGTTTGAAAGCGTAAGCACATCTTCGACAGCAAAATCAGAATCTGGCGCTACTAACTACTACAAAGATGTAATCAATGCGCAATCATCGTATATCTTTGCTACTGGTTCAGACCAAGGCGTATCCGATACTGCACCATTTGATAACAGCTATGTTTCTCTTACAGCCGGCGCAGATGGCGATGCTGAATCAGCAATCTCTCTTGCTGCACTAGCCCTTGGCTACGATCTGTTTGTTTCACCAGAAGATATAGATGTTTCTCTTATTCTTCAAGGTAAAGCTGCACACGGCACAGACGATGCTGGTGTAGCAAACTACATCATCGACAATATCTGCGAAGTTCGTAAAGATTGTATCGTATTTGTATCGCCATCATATGCTGACGTTGTAAGCAATCCTAATGGCGAAGTAGATGCTATGATCGCTTATAGAAACGCACTTTCGAACTCTTCGTATGCTTTCATAGACTCAGGCTACAAATATCGCTACGACAAATACAATGACTTGTATCGCTACACTCCATTGAACGGCGACATCGCTGGGCTTGCAGTACGCACAGACAACAATCGTGACCCATGGTTCTCGCCAGCGGGCTACAATCGTGGTCTTATCAAGAATGTTGTAAAACTAGCGTTCAACCCAAATAAAGCACAGCGTGATATTCTATATCCAAAAGATATTAACCCAGTTATCACACAGCCTGGTCAAGGTACGCTTTTGTTTGGTGACAAAACCGCATTGGGTCTGCCAAGTGCATTTGATCGTATCAACGTTCGTCGTTTGTTTATCATTCTTGAAAAAGCAATCGCTCGTGCTGCTAAGACTACACCCTTTGAGTTCAACGACGAGTTCACAAGAGCGCAGTTCAAAAATCTTGTTGAGCCATTCTTGCGTGATGTTCAAGGCCGCCGTGGTATCTACGACTTCCGTGTAATCTGTGACGACACAAACAACACAGGCGAAGTAATCGACAGAAACGAGTTTATTGGTGACATATACATCAAACCCGCTAAATCGATTAACTTTATCCAACTCAACTTTGTTGCAGTTAGAACTGGTGTAGAGTTTGAAGAAATCGTCGGTCAGTTTTAATAAATAGATAAAAGGAGTAGATAAAAATGGCTTTCAACATTAATGAACTAAGAAGCCAGTTGGTGTTTGGAGGAGCGAAAAACTCGCTCTTCCAAGTGCAGATTTCAAACCCTGCAACAAGTATTGGAGACCTTAAAGTACCATTTATGGTGAAAGCGTCTGCACTACCTGCATCAACTCTTGGCATGATCGAAGTTCCATACTTTGGTCGTAAAGTAAAAATCGCTGGTGACAGAACATTCGAAGATTGGAATGTCACTATCATCAATGACGAGGACTTCCTCATTCGTAACGCAATGGAGCAATGGAGCGCAACTATCAATTCGCACCAAGGCAACATCACGAATTTTGGATCAGCGTCACCGTTGCAATACAAATCGACAGCAACTATCAAACAGTTTTCTAAAACTGGCGCTGTTCTTCGTGAATATACAATCAATGGTTTGTATCCAACGAGTATTGCTGCTATCGAAATGGCTTGGGAAACAGTAGACGCTATTGAAGACTTCCAAGTTACTTTTGCATACGACTGGTGGAGTGTGACTGGTGGCATCACAGGTGATGCTGGAACCAAAGACTAAATAGATGTGTGAGGGGATTAAGTTCCCCTCACATATACTATTTTAAAAGGATAATATGAATGAACCTGTTCGGATTCGAAATCAAGAGAAAAGAAAATGAAGAACTAAAGTCTTTCGTTGAAAAGAGCGAAGACGATGGTGCTGTTAATATCGCATCTATGGGTGCGGCTGGAGGTGCATACGGTACCTTTATCGATATGGAAGCTAACTCTAAGAACGAAGCAGAACTTGTCACTAAGTATCGCAATATGGAACTGCATCCTGAAGTGCAGAAGGCTATTGACGATATCGTAAATGAAGCTATCGTTGTTGACGATGTAAGTTCCGTTGTTGAAATAAATCTCGACAATGTAGAACTATCAGACAATATCAAGAAAAGAATTACAGAAGAGTTCAATGTCGCATTAGATTTGCTAGACTTTTCTAACAAAGGTTATGATTTCTTTCAACGTTTCTATGTTGATGGAAGATTACGTTTTCACGCCGTTATCGATGAGAAAAATGTAAAAGCTGGTGTGCAAGAGTTGAGATACGTTGATCCACGCAAACTGAGAAAAGTTCGTGAGATTCAAAACAAAAAAGATCAAGCAACACAAGCAATCACAAAACAAACCAAAAACGAATACTATATCTATAGCGATAAAGGCTTCAACACATCAATGCCTGGAACATCTGCTGGTGGTGATATCAAAGGCATTCGTATCGCAAAAGACTCTATTGTAGAAGTAACATCTGGTATTCTAAACGAGAGCAATTCTCTTGTTCTATCACATCTACATAAAGCAATCAAGCCGCTCAATCAGTTGAAAATGCTTGAAGACGCTGTTGTTATCTATCGTATCTCTCGTGCGCCTGAGCGCCGTATTTTCTATATTGATGTAGGTAATCTACCTAAAGTCAAAGCAGAACAATATCTTCGTGAGATGATGGTGAAACATAAGAACCGACTCGTATATGACGCTACGACTGGTGAAGTTCGTGATGACCGCAAACATATGACAATGCTTGAAGACTTTTGGCTACCTCGTCGTGAAGGTGGTAAAGGGACAGAGATCACTACTTTACCAGGTGGTCAAACTCTTGGTGAGATGGAAGACGTTGTTTACTTTCAAAAAGCATTGTTTAGATCATTGAACGTGCCAACATCACGCATGGAATCAGAAACAGGATTCTCTCTTGGTAGAGCATCTGAGATTTCTCGTGATGAGTTGAAGTTCAATAAGTTTATTGGTCGTCTTCGTGCTAGGTTCTCTATTCTGTTTGATGAAATCCTAGAGAAACAACTTGTTCTCAAGAATGTTATGACCATTGAAGAATGGCAAGATATCAAGAATAAAATTCGCTATGACTTCCAACAAGACAATCACTTCACGGAACTAAAAGACTCTGAAATTTTGAGAGAAAGACTTCAATCTCTCGACTCTATTCAGAACTATGTTGGTGAATACTACTCAAAAGAGTGGGTCCGTAAAAACATTCTAAGAATGTCTGATGAAGACATTGAAGAAATGGAAGAACAGATTGCACAAGAAAAAGATGACGAGCCTGAAGACGAAATGGACATGGAGCCAAACGCTCCGCCAGCGCCGCAGCCCGTAACTATCGTAGAACCTCCTAAGCCAGAAGCGCCAAAAGAGGAAAAGCCTAAAAAAGAACCCAAAAAAGATCAAGAGCTATAATATTATATAAATATTTGAAAGGATAACACCATGGACAATTTGAACATTGCAGATATCATTAAAAGCGCTTTCGACGGTAAACCCGCTGATGTAGCCACTGCTTTTAATAGTGCCATCCAAAGCAAAATGGCCGATGCGATTGAATTGAAGAGACAAGAGATTTCGCAGAATATGTATGGCGACACCGACGAAGGTGAAGACGAGAATCTAGATGATGATGTCGAAGTTGACGCCGACGAAGACGACACAGATTTAGATAACTTGGATGTAGAGGACCAACCAGATGAAGACGTATAAAGAGATCATCAGCGAAGTCGCCGAGCCGAAAGGCGAAGACGAAAAGCGTTTTAAAGCAAAACATATAATTCAAAAAATTAATCATCCTGCGGCAGAAGAAGGTCAGTTTACTGGCGGCAAAACTGCTAAAAAAGATAAGTCGAAACTCTCTGGACACAAAGATGGCGAAGACGAAGAAGTATACGAAGCGACAATGACTCCTGCTGACACGAAACAGCGTGAGAACATTGTAAAAGGTATGAAGAAGTCAAAAGCAGACCTTCAGGCTCGTTACGGCGACAAGTGGAAGTCTGTCATGTATGCTACTGCTACTAAGAAAGCTATGGAAGAATCCGTTGTTGTAGAAGATGAAATGATCAGTGAAGCATTCAAAGCTGGCGCTATGAAACTAGCTGACGGTACCGCTGCTAAACTAACTAACGAAGAAGCAAGCGCATTGAACACGCTATTCAAAGAATTGACTTCTGCAAATCAAAAAAAGATGCAAGAGCGTATGATGAAAGATAAAAAAGGCTTTTCTGAGATCGTATCGTTTGCGAAGGAAGCACTCTAATGCCCAGTATCATCAAAATTAAAGGTGCTACTGTAGCAGTAACGACAGCAAACAACGTTAATACCGCCACCCTATTGAGAATTTATGCAGCCGACATAGCTACTATTACACAAGCAACTGCCGGAGCTGTAGCGATAGGAACATTTACTATGCCTGCTGGCAGTGTTTCTTGGCTAGAAAAAGATGCTACAGACACCGTGGCATCTACTGCAAGTGTTTCTTGCACTCCAGTAGCATACACATAAGGAATAAAGCAATGAAACTCATTTGCGAAGTAAATGACGAAATTCAGTATATCACAGAAGCCAAAGAAAATGGAGTAAAACAATACTTCATTGAAGGTATCTTTATGCAAGGCGACCTTAAAAATCGCAATGGCAGAATTTACCCATCGGAAGTGATTGCTAAAGAAGTAGGTCGTTACAATGAAGCGTATGTTGAAAAGAAAAGAGCATTCGGCGAACTAGGTCATCCAGAAGGACCTTCTATCAATCTTGATAGAGTATCTCACATGATCACCGATTTGCGTCAAGAAGGTTCGAACTTTGTTGGTAAAGCAAAGATCATGGATACTCCAATGGGTAAAGTCGTAAAGAGTCTTATGGACGAAGGCGCTACTCTCGGTGTTTCATCTCGTGGTATGGGTTCTATGAAGCCGAACAAGCAGGGGATCATGGAAGTTCAAAACGACTTCATGCTAGCCACCGCAGGTGATATTGTTGCTGACCCATCAGCCCCTCAAGCATTTATGCGTGGGATCATGGAAGGCACAGATTGGATTTATGATGTTGCGTCTGGTAATTGGATTGCTCAGGCCGCAGTAGAACAAATCCACGAAGAAGCAAAGCGTATGAACTCAAAACAACTAGAAGAGAATGCACATCGTCTGTTTAGCCGATTTATGAAATCTCTATAAGCGAGTAATATAGTTTTATAAATAACAATACAACAAAAGTGATAATTCATTTCAAAGGAGAAAACTATGTCAGAGAAAGAATTGAATCAGCTAGATGAGTTGAAAGCCGATGGCGAAGATTCCTCGACTGCTGATCCAGTAACAGGAGCTGGTGGTGCAACTAAGAAGCGTAAAGCAGATGCTACAAACGCTCCTGAAAAAGCAGATACCATCGATGTAAAAACACCAGAAGGCACAGCCGGCAAAAAAGCGCCTGCTCGTTCAGCCGATAAAGGTATGAAAGAATCTGTAGAAGAAATGTTTGCTGGCGCAGACCTTTCAGAAGATTTCAAAGAAAAAGCAACAGTCGTTTTTGAGGCTGCTGTAAATGCAAAGCTACACGAAGAAGTAGCTCGTATTGAAGAACAGTTTGAAGCTAAACTTGATGAGCAAGTTGAAGTAGCTATTTCAGATATCGTAGAAAAGGTAGACACCTATCTTGACTATGTTGTTGAACAATGGATGACCGATAACAAAGTTGCTATCGAACGTGGTATTCGTAGTGATATCGCAGAATCATTTATTGAAGGTCTAAAAGACCTATTCGTCGAGCATAACATTAATCTTCCAGAAGACGAAGTAGATGTTGTTGCGGACATGGCTGAACAGCTAGAAGCAACCGAAGCAAAACTTAATGCCGCTATCAATGAATCTATTGAGTTGAAAAAAGCTCTTACAGAATCAAAGAAAGTAGAAATTCTAGAATCGTATACTAAAAACCTTACAGAAACACAAGCTGAAAAGTTTCGTGCTTTGACCGAAGGCGTTGAGTATTCGGATCTTGATGAGTTGAGCCGCAAAGTAAAAATCATCAATGAGCAATACTTTGGTTCTAAAACTGTTCTAACTGAATCGTTGAGCGATGTCGATCCTATCGAAGAAGCACCAAAAGTTCAGCATATTGACCCTACGATGGCAGCTTACACAAAAGCGATCTCAAGTACACTTAGAAAATAAGAATAATATAAATAATTGAGTAAACATTCCTAAAGGAGAAACTAAATGTCTATTGAATCTTTGAACGAAAAATGGGCGCCAGTTCTAGATCATTCCGATCTGGGCAATATTGGTGATCAACATCGCCGTGCAGTAACAGCACAACTTCTAGAAAACACCGAGAATGCTCTTAAAGAGAGTGGCTCTTGGTCAACAACTTCACTTTTGAACGAAACCATGAACGCTTCTGCTGACATGGCTGGCGGCATCAAAGGATACGATCCTGTATTGATCTCGTTGGTTCGTCGTTCGATGCCAAACCTAGTTGCTTATGACATTGCTGGCGTTCAGCCAATGACAGGCCCAACCGGTTTGATCTTTGCAATGCGTTCGCACTATGCTAACACATCTGCATCTACTGGTGAAGCATTCTACAACGAAGCCGACAATGACTTCTCGGGTCTTGCCTCAACAGCTATGGCTGGTACTACTGGTACTGCTGCAACAGCTAACACTGGTGTTGGTATCGGTACTGCTGCTGCTGAAGCAAACACTTCTTTTGCTGAAATGGGTTTCACCATTGAAAAAGTTTCTGTAACTGCAAAAAGCCGTGCTTTGAAAGCAGAATACACAACTGAATTGGCACAAGACTTGAAAGCTATCCATGGTTTGGACGCTGAAACAGAATTGGCTAACATCTTGACTTCGGAAGTTCTTGCCGAAATCAACCGTGAAGTTATCCGCACAGTATATACTACTGCTGTTCAAGGCGCTAACACTGGCACTACTGTCGCTGGTACTTTCGATCTTGACGTTGATGCAAACGGCCGTTGGTCAGTTGAGAAATTCAAAGGTCTTATGTTCCAACTTGAGCGTGAAGCTAACCAAATCGCCAAATCGACTCGTCGTGGTAAAGGTAACATCATTCTTTGTTCGTCAGATGTTGCATCTGCCCTTCAAATGGCTGGCGTTCTAGACTACACACCTGCTTTGAATAGCAACGGTTTGAACGTAGATGACACAGGCAACACATTTGCTGGTGTTCTTAACGGTCGTTACCGTGTATATATCGACCCATATGCAGGTGGCAACTATGCTGTTGTTGGCTACAAAGGCTCTAACGCTTTTGATGCTGGTTTGTTCTATTGCCCATACGTTCCGTTGCAAATGGTTCGTGCAGTTG